CGCTACTACAATCACACAAGGTGATGATTTATTCTTCAGAGCGGGTACTGGTATTACTTGTGAAACTACCGCAGATGGTGAAGTAACAATTTCAAGTACTGTTACAAATACCAACACAATGGGTAGTGGGTTTGTATTAGAAGATGGTGATGGTACTGAAGTAACAATTACAGAAAACAAAGAAGTTAAATTTGTAGAGGGTGAAAGTATTGATATTAATTGGACAGATACTTCAAATGGTTCAGATGGAGACCCATACGATTTAACATTCTCACTAAAAACCGCTGGTGTTGGTTCAGGAACTTATGGTTCAACAGCTGATGGAACTAAGATTGATACAATTACTGTTGATGCTTATGGTAGAATTACAGCAGTTGCAACTGGTGATACTGGAGCCGGTGATATCACAGGTGTAAGGCTTGATGGTGATACTGGAAGTGTAAATGCTACATCAGGAAATTTCGCAGCCGCAATCGCAGGTGGAAACGCAATCACTACATCAGTAAGTGAAGCAACTTTAACAGTAGACCATAATGATACATCAACTCAATCATCCGTAAACAATAGTGGTAATACAGTTATTCAAGATATAACCTTAGATACATATGGACACGTTACTGCATTAGGTTCAACAACATTATCAATCCCATCAGATAATAGTGAATTAGATAATGGTGCGGGATATACTACTAATACAGGTACAGTAACGGGAACTGGTGTAGCAAACAGAATCGCAAGATGGTCAACTACTTCAAATATTTCATCTGTATCCGATTTAACATTTGATGGTGTTAATTTAGTAGCTGGTACAGATGGTGCAACAGGTGGTAGAGTTAGAACTGGTGATGGTTCATCATCAAACCCAGCATTTAGTTTCGTTGGTGATACCAATACAGGATTCTATTGTTCTACAACAGATACAATTGCTGCATCAACTGGTGGTACTCAAAGATTGACTATTAATTCAAATGGTTTAAAAGTTAATAGTGGGGCATTGGGTGTAAATACAAACGCTTCCTCAACAGATGGAGTTATTAGAGCTAGTAATGATATTGTAGCTTATTATTCCTCAGATGAAAGATTAAAAGAAAATGTTAAACCAATTGAAAACGCATTAGATAAAGTATCAAAAATAAATGGTGTTACTTTTGATTGGATAGAAGATATGGAAGAATTTCATCCAAATGAAGGAAATGATGTTGGTGTAATCGCACAAGAAATCGAAAAAGTCTTACCAGAAGTAGTTGAAACGAGAGATAGTGGATATAAAGCAGTTAAATATGAAAAGATAGTTCCATTATTAATTGAATCAATCAAAGATTTAAAAGCAGAAATCGAAGAACTAAAAGGGAGATTGTAATGGCAGTTCCAGATAGTGGTGAACTTTCAATGAGAGGTATTAGAGCAGAATTAGGGGAAAATAATTACAGCTCTACAGCCATTCAATATTCAAATATAAGTCTTACAGATATGTCAACTGGTGTTAATGGTACAATAAATACAGTAAACGATTCATCTAATAGACCTAATGGTGGTGTACCACATACGATGGGTGAGTTTTATTCATATGACCACGATGCTGTTAGTTTAACATCGGTATCAGTTGGATATCACTCTGATGAATCAGATGAAGCTTGTTCTGCAGAACTTACACCTACATATTATCATGATGGTAGTGGAACATATCCAGCATCTGGTGACAGCCTATATGGAAACTCAGCTGGTACAACTTCAGCACCTGATGGATATTATAGATGGATAGGTACAAGTGGTGGAGCTCTTGTAGAAAGTGGAGTAGTAACAGATGAAACTTTCAGTTGTGGACGTTCAGAACGAAGATTAAAATACAATATCGAATTTATTGGAGATTCACCAATGGGTATTCCAATGTATCACTTTAATTATAAAGATGAATCACATGGTAAAGGAAGATTTATCGGAACAATGGTAGATGATTTACAAAGATTAGGGTTCGAAGATGTTTTAATTAATACTAATGATGGTATTTTTGTAAATTATGATAAAATTGATGTACCATTCCAACCTATAAATGTATGTTAAAAGAATATTTAGAAAACGAAGTTATATTTACAGAAACAGAACTAAAATCAAAGTATATAAATTGTGATTGTCCAATTATGGCAACAAATGAATCAGAATTGATGAAAGAAACTTCTGATATTCTATGTTCTAATGGTGGTTCTGTTTTAAATGTTGGGTTTGGTTTAGGAATTATAGATACTTATATCAGAAATCATAACCCAAAAGAACATCATATTATAGAAGCTCACCCACAGGTTTGTGAAAAGGCAAAAGAGATGGGATTTGATGTTTATTGTGGTTTATGGGAAGATGTGATAGAAGATTTTATAAAAGAGGGTAAAAAATTTGATAGTATTTATTTTGACACGTATGTTTTTGATTATGAAAAATATCCTCAATGGGCATCATTCACAAAAATAGTTCCTAAATTACTAAATCCAAATGGAATATATTCTTATTTTAATGATATAGCATCTAAAATAGAAAAAGTAGAAGAAATTATAAAATCATTTGGGTGGGAACAACATATAAAAACCATACCACATCCGATTGGAAAACAAACTTATGAATTGATATGGTATATAAATAAGTGATTCTTTAAGATTCTCATATTTATATAAAAGATTTAGGAGATAATAAATGGCAGTAAATATTCCGATATGGCCTGGTTCATCATCATTTTCAGAAGGTAGTACACCTTTTGGATATTATGATACAGATACAGAGTTTACTTCATCAGCTGATAAAACTGCTGGTTGGTGTGCTAAGAGATTAGGATATCCTATAGTAGATATAGAACTACAGGATATAAACTTTTATGCTTGTTTTGAAGAAGCAACAACAGAATATTCATCACAAGTAAATCAATTTAATATTAGAGAAAATTTACTTTCATTAAAAGGACATTCAACTGGTTCTAACTTATCTCAAACACAACTAAACGCAAATTTAGGTGGATTAGTATCATTGGCCAAAGATTATGGTACTGAAGCTGGTAGTGGTGGTAGAGTAACTTACTATACAGGTTCATTTACAATGACAGGTAGTCAACAGATATACGATTTAACAGATTCATCAATTGTTAATTTAGAAGATGGTGTTGCGGGTGTAGATGATATAGAAATTAAAAAAGTATTTCATCAAGCACCACCTGCAATGGTTAGATACTTCGACCCGTTTATTGGAACAGGTTTAGGTTCACAACAAATGATGGATACTTTTGGATGGGGTAACTACTCACCTGGTGTTTCCTTTATGATGTCACCATTATATGATGATTTGTTAAGATTACAAGCTATTGAATTTAATGATATGGTTCGTAGGTCACAATTTGGATTCCATTTAATTAATAATAGAATCAAATTATTCCCAATTCCACTAACATCAGATACAGGACGAAAAGTATTCTTCCATTACATCAAAAATGCAGAAAGAAGTAATCCAATTATATCAACTTCTGTTGTATCTGATTACTCAAATGCTAAATACGATAGAATACCATACAATAGTATAAATCACGTTGGTAAACAATGGATTGCGAAATATACATTGGCATTGGCCAAAGAGATGTTAGGTGCAGTTAGAGCTAAGTTTAGTTCTGTACCAATCCCTAACTCAGAAATAACTTTAGATGGTGCTGATTTAAGAAGTGAGGCCGCATCTGAAAAAGAAATCTTAATATCAGAATTAAGAGAAAACTTAGAGGCAACTTCTAGAAAAGCATTATTACAAGCACAACAAGAAGAATCAGAAGCGATGGAACTAACTCTTAATAGAGTTCCTCGTGCAATTTATGTAGGGTAACAAATGGCACTATTCGGTGGACAGAGAGATATGGCTTTGTTTAGTAAAATAAACAAAGAACTGATAACGGATATCATAGATACCGAAGTGTACTACTATAAAATTATTTTAGAAGATACCAAACGAAATCTATATGGTGAGGGTAAGAATAAAGTTTTTTACAATCCTGTAAAAATACCTACATTAGTTGATAGAACAAACGCAGAACAAATTTTTGATGAGTTTGGTTCATCTTATACTAGAAATGTAAACTTCTACTTTTTAAGAGATATATTAGTAGATAAAAATATATTTCCTGAATTGGGTGATGTGATTGAGTGGAATGATGAACAACACATTGTAGATGTAACTTTCCAAAACCAATTCTTCGCAGGTAAAAACCCAGCTACTTGGGATGGTGGTGATGAACATGGTTATAGTGTATCTATTATTTGTGAAACTCACGTTGCTAAGAGAAGTCAACTAAAAATAGTTGATGATTTTAGAGTAGGTGTTAATAAAAATGATAATGATTTACCAGTAGGAATCTAATATGGCTCAGAGATATAGAATAGAAAGAGATGATAAGATTGATTTGAAAAGAACAAAAAGTTCCTTTTCAGATGACCCTAAACTGAATAAAGCAAAACAAGTATCTCGTAGAAATGATAATGTTAAGAATATTCAGGTTGGTATCTATGATATTGATTTGGCATTTAAAGATTTCTTAGAAAGAGATGTTAAACCAATCATTGAAGAAAACGGTAAGTTTATTCCTGTACCTGTATTATATGCATCACCTGAAAACTGGTCGTCTGCACAAAGAGATGGATTCCTTAGAGATGGTAATGGTAAAGTACAAACACCACTAATTTCTTTCAAAAGAAATTCATTAGATATTAATACAGAATACTCAAAACTGAAAGTGATGACTGATGAAGATACATCACAATCATTTATTAGAAAATATTCACAAGAAAATAGATACGACCAATTTTCTATTTTACAAGACCAGAAACCAGTACAAGAAAAGTTTATTGTAGATAGACCTGATTACGTTAATATATCGTATGATGTTATTGTATGGTGTGATTATATGGAAGATTTAAACAAAGTAGTAGAACAAATTATATACTTTCAAGGTGGTGCTTTTGGACAAAGGTATAAATTTCAAATCAAAGGTGAATCATACTCATTTGATACAACAAATGGAGTGGGTGAAGAACGAATTGTTAGAGCTAATGTATCTCTAACCGCTAAAGCATATATTATACCAGAACAGACTGGATTGAAGATAAATACCAGTAAAGCATTTGGAACTTCTAAGTTGGTTTGGAAGATAAAACCAGAAATTTAATCTTTAGAAAAAAATTATCATATTTATATACATAAAAGTATAACAACCAAAAATTTAAAAAAATTAAAGTTATGGCAGAAGTTAAAGAAATAAAAGAAAAACAAGTTGTTAAAATCGATGAGAAAGACATCGAAAGAGTTAAACAATTCAGAACAGATTTTGCGGATGTAACGGCAAGATTAGGGGAGATTGAGGTAGAATTACTGAATACACAAATAATATTAGATAATATTGAAGGTGTTAAAGTTGAACTACAAACCAAATTTAGAGATTTAAGAAGTGAGGAACTTAACCTTACTAATGAATTTAAAGAAAAGTATGGTAATGGTGAGTTCAACATAGAACAAGGTACTTTTACTCCTATCTCATAAATACTATCGTTTTGGGTTTTTTAATGTATTTATTAGTATAATAAAAACCAAAAGAAATTAATAGGAGAATCAAATGGCAGAAAGAATAGTAAGTCCTGGTGTTTTTACGAGAGAAAAGGACTTGTCGTTTCTACCTCAAGGGATTGGTGAAATTGGAGCAGCATTAATAGGGTCTACAGTTAAAGGACCAGCATTCGTTCCATATCAAGTAGACTCATTTCAAAAGTTTCAGGAAGTATTTGGTGGATTGACAGAAGATTCATATCTACCTTATACTGCTCAAGCTTATTTGGAAGATGCAGGAACTGCAACAATCGTTAGGGTATTAGGACAAGACGGATATACTCTAGAAAACCCAATCATATTATCAGTATCATCATCACTTGGTAGTAAAGTTGCTGCGGTATTACACCCAACAACTCAAATCACGTCTGATACTGACGTATTCAAAGCAAGTACAATTGGAGACCACAAAGGTTCATCTGATGTATCTGCATCAATTTTCACATTAACAGTATCAGGTTCATCTATCAGTAATCCTGGAACTGCATTTAGTGCTTCTTTAAATCCAACAAGTGATGATTACTTCACTAAGTTATTTGGATTTTCACCAAGAGGTGCACAGAATCCTTATGTGTTATCAAACTTTAAAACATTCCAATCACAATCATTTGCATTAAGTGGTGAGATTCCTGTAGTAACACTCGATGTTGCTAAGGATATAGATTACACTAAAGCTTACGCTGAAGCATCTACACCATTTATTACATCACAAAAAGTGGGTGGAAATACAACAAACTTATTTAAGTTCCATACATTATCACATGGTACGGCAACTAACTATGAGTTTAAAATCGGTATCCAAGATATCAAACCAGCTGGAACTGTTCCTGGTTCTGAGTATGGTTCATTTACTGTAGTAGTAAGAAGAGTAGACCAAGATAAAATCGCAGGTTCACCATTCGTAGGTGTGGTTGATTCTGATATCAGACCTAACATTGTTGAAACATTCCAAGGTGTTAACTTAAATCCTGATTCACCAAATTACATCGAAAGAGTAATCGGTGATAAGTACATTACAGTTGATGCTGATGGTAAATTATCAACTAATGGTGATTATCCAAACAACTCAGAAAATATTAGAGTTGAGTGTACTACCGCAGTTAGAAACGGTGGTATCGATGAATCATTAGTACCATTTGGATTTGCAGCATTACAGAATCCTTACGGAACTGCTGTATCAATTCCAAATCCTTCTTATGTATCTGCACAACAAATCAATAGTTCGTACAACGCAAAAGCATTCTACGGATTTAATTTTGATTTCGCATTAACAGATAATAGAAACTTCTTAGCACCAACACCAGATACAGGTGGTGGTTCAGTAGGTTCAGCATTCTACTTAGGTGATTATAACCAAGAAAGTGGAGCTAATTATCCATCTTCTGCAGCACCTAACACAGATGCAATTTCATTGAATGATAATACCACTTCTATTAACTCTCGTAAATTCTTAGTACCATTTCAAGGTGGTTTCGATGGATTTAAACCAAATAGAGTTGTATCAACAGGAAATGATATTAGTGCTGGAAACTCACAAGGATTTGATTTATCATCAAATACAGCGACTGGAACATTAGCATATAGAAAAGCGATTAACGCTGTATCTAATCCTGATGAATTTGATATCAATATGTTAGTATTACCAGGTGTTATCCATAGATTACATTCATCTGTATCAGTATTCGCTAAGGATATGTGTGAAGATAGACAAGATGCGTTCTTTGTAATGGATGCATCGGCATGGAGTGATTCAATCTCAACTGCAGTAAATGCGGTTCAAGCATTTGATTCAAACTATGTTGCATCTTACTATCCTTGGGTTAAGATACTTGATACGGATAAAAACAAACCAGTATGGGTGCCACCATCAGTTGTACTTCCTGGCGTTATTGCATTTAACGACCAAGTAGCCGCTGAGTGGTTCGCTCCTGCAGGATTGAACAGAGGTGGATTAACTTCAGTAATTGAAGCTAAGACAAGATTGACAAGAGTTGAGAGAGATGAACTTTACGAAGGTAGATTGAATCCTATCGCAACTTTCCCTGGACAAGGTGTTACTGTATTTGGACAGAAAACATTACAGGCTAAACCATCTGCGTTGGATAGAATTAACGTAAGAAGATTGTTAATTGCAGTGAAGAAATTCATCGCATCATCTACTAGATACTTAGTGTTCGAAAACAACACTGCGGCTACTAGAAACAGATTCTTATCAATCGTTAATCCTTTCTTGGAATCAATCCAACAAAGACAAGGTTTATACGCATTTAGAGTGAAGATGGATGAAACCAACAACACTCCAGATGTTATTGATAGAAACATTATGGTTGGTGAGATTTTCTTACAACCAGCAAAAACAGCAGAATTTATAGTTCTTGATTTCAACGTATTACCAACTGGAGCAGCATTTCCAGAATAATATAAAATAATTTAGTTCCCCTTTTTATTAAGGGGGACTAACTATTTTTTGAAAAGAACTATATTTATTATAAAGAATTAGAAACGGAGAAACTAAATGGCACAATTATTAGACCCAACAGAAGTAATGTTTACATCTTTTGAACCAAAGATGTCAAACAGATTCATTATGTACATTGAGGGAATCCCAGCGTACTTAGTGAAAGCAGCCAACAGACCTGAGATAGCAAATGGTAAGGTTACAATAGACCATATCAATGTTAGAAGATATGTAAAAGGAAGAAGTGAATGGAGTAGTTTAACAATTTCATTGTATGACCCAGTAGTTCCATCAGCAGCACAAGCGGCTATGGAGTGGGTAAGACTACACCACGAATCAGTAACAGGTAGAGATGGTTACTCTGACTTCTACAAAAAAGATATCACATTTAACAGTTTGGGTCCTGTAGGTGATAAAGTAGAAGAATGGACATTAAAAGGAGCATTTATCGAAACTGCTAAATTCTCAGATATGGATTATACTGGTGAAGATTTGGCAACTGTAGATTTAACACTCGCTTATGATTACGCAATACTACAATACTAATTTCGGATTGTTATATTTTATATATTAGAAATTAAATAATGAGAACCTCAACAGAAATGTTGGGGTTTTTTCGTTTAATTAATAAAATTATCATATTTATATATGGTTAACCAATATTAAAAAGTTTTAAAACGAGAAACGTTATGAGTAAAGAAGAATTACAAGATGATTACAAAACACCTGTATCTAACGAAGATATGGTGGAGCTCGCTAAACAACAGTACGAGCAAAAAAAGGTTTCTGATTACAAATTCCCAACAGAAATCGTAGATTTACCTTCAAAAGGTCTCATATACTCAAAAGATAATCCTTTATCAAGTGGAAAGATAGAGATGAAGTATATGACGGCTAAAGAAGAAGATATCTTAACAACACAATCTTATATCAAAGATGGTTCAGTATTAGATAGATTATTTCAATCTCTTATTATATCAAATGGTGAAGGAAAACCTGTAAAATATGTAGATATTACATTGGGTGATAAAAATGCCATTATGATTGCCGCTAGAATCTTAGGATATGGTAAAGATTACGAAGTAGAGATTGATGACCCAACATCACCTGGTACAAAACAAAAAGAAACAATTGATTTAACTCAATTTGAAGCAGGTGATTATGATGGTTCAGGTCAAGTAGAACTACATAAAAATGAATATGAGTTTACATTACCACAATCAAAAAGAAAAGTAACATTTCAAGCAATAACTGAAAGTAAGGAAAGAAAAATCCAACATCAATTAGAAGCTCAAAAGAAAGCATCTAGAAAGTTGAAAGATAAAACTGATAAAAACCTTACTATCAGATTAAAAAATACGATTGTATCGGTAGATGGTGAAACAGACCAAACCGCAATCAGCCATTTCGTAGATAACGAATTATTTGCAGCAGATTCAAGAGCTCTCAGAATGCATATAAACAAAGCCGTTCCCGATATGGATTTAACATACGAATTTATTTCTGAAGAGACTGGGGAAAGGAGAGAAATGCTACTGCCTATGGATTTAGGGTTTTTTTGGCCTCAATCTTAACTATAGAAAGCATTTACACTCTCATATCTTTGATTTGATTTATCATGGAAATGGTGGATTCACCTTTTCAGATGTTTATAATATGCCTGTTTGGGCTCGTAAGTTTTACATTGGTAAAATAGTAGAGTTTAAGCAAGAAGAAAAGAAACAGTACGATAAAGAAGTAAGAAAATCAAAAGCTAGACGAAGATAATACTAATACCCAACAGATTTGTTGGGTATTTCTATATTTATACTATATAAGAATAACGGAGCGATTACTATGACAAAAATAAAAAAATCAAAACTTACAGAGATTTTAAAATCTTACGGAGTTTCTGAAGGGTTCTTATCTAAGTTTTTTGGAAATATAAAAAAGTCCAAAAAAGAGAAAGAATACGAGAAATTGACAAAAGACCCAGAGTTCGAAAAGGTTCTTAAAAAATATAATATCAAACCAGTAGATTGGAAATAATAAAGATATATTAGTAGTATGGCACGAGACGGCAAAAAAATATTACAGGATATGGCGAAAGCCAATGCTGAAAATCTGAAGAATCTCAAACAAGAGAAATCTCTTCAGGATAATATTGCTGCCATTCTAACAAAAAAAGTACAAGGTCAAAGAAAACTAAATGATGACCAAAAACAATTACTATCCGATTTACAAGGTGAGAAGGATGTATCGGCTAAACTTACCAAAATCCAAGAAGCTAAAGAAAAAATATTACAAAAACAAGCGGCGACAGGTACGGATATAGGTAAAAAATTATTAGAACAATTAGATACATTAGAGTTCTACGTTCAAATGGAAAAAGAACGAAAAGATTTAGCTGATGAAATAAAAAATATAAACGAAAAAAACGAAGAAGCTCTTTTCTCATCATTAGGTACTTTAGGTGATATGTTGAAAGCGGGTACTGCGGTAGCCGCCGCAATGGCCCTATTCAAAGGATTAACCGAACAAATTGGTAAAGCGTTTGAAAATACCGTAGGACAAGCCGTAAAACTAAATCAAGAATTAGGTATAAGTTCAGCTCAAGCATTAGAGATGGGATTCCAAAACTTATCTACAGATGCAATATTCTCAAGATTTACTATAGAACAACTTAATCAAGCAACTGAAAGTTTAGCAACCACATTAGGTACAACCGCCGGAATTTCAAATGATTTAAGAAACTCAGTAGCAGAACTTTCTGCTATGGGAGTTGGTGGTGACCAAGCGGCGATGTTAGCTCAATCATTTGAAGGAGCAACGGGTAGTGCGGTTGATATGACGGCTGAAATTAAAGAGATGGCTAATGATGCGGGTGTAATGGCAAGTGTTACATTTAAAGATTTAGCGGCTCAACAAAGATTAATGGTTGGTATGACCAAAGAAGAACTTAAAGAGTTAACTAAGAAAACCATTGAACTTAATAAACAAGGATTAACTTTAGCAGACATGCAAGGTATCTCAGAAAAAATGATGGATATTGAAGGTACTATGAAAGCTCAAGCAAAAGCTAGAGTGGCTTTACAAGGTAAGGGAATTGATGCTCAACTTGCAGGTATGTCTGAATTAACGGCGGCTGGATTAGAATTCCAAAGAACTGGTGATGATTCCAAATTACAGGAAACATTAAAAAAATTAAATATGGATGCGGAGACATTCAAAGAATTAGGCCCAAGAGGACAACAACTTTATGCGGATGCGATTGGAATGGGTTCAGACCAATTAGCAGAACAAATCAGAAAACAAGAACAAATGGCTAAGTTTGAAAAAGCTGGTATTATGGGAGAGGCCGCAAAAGGATTATTAGAAACCTATGAAAGAATACCAGGTGGTATCAAAGAAGCAACTACAGGTCTTATAGCATTTATAGGACAAATGGCGATTATGAATATGATGCAAGGTGAGGGTACTGGTTTAGGTCTATTAGCCAAAAATTTAGGATTATCTACAGTAGCTACAAAAGTTCAAACGGTTGCAAGCAAAGCGTTTACAGTAGTTGAAAATATAAAAAACAAAGCTATACAACTTGGAACTGCTATAATGAATAGTCAAATGGTTACACGAATAAAAGATGGTGCAATCAAAGCAAAAGATTTTGTATTGGAGAAAGGAAGGCTTGTTGCTGAAAAAGCAATGAACGCCGCTAGACTTGTTGGTTCAACTATTATGAAATCTGAGATTGCCCAAAGAATCGCTTTAACCGCACAAAAAGTAGCAGGTAACATAGCAACATTTATTGGTATTGGTGCTACAACCACACAAACCGCCGCTAACGTAGGACTTGCAACATCTCAAACAACATTAGCTACGACAGGTGCCGCCGCTGGTGGTGGTATGGCAGCCGCAGGTGCTGGATTAGGAGCATTTGGAGCGGCAGCGGCTCCAGCAATCCCAATCATCTTAGCGATAGGAGCGGCACTACTAATGGCATCACCTGCTATTTATGCTTTTTCTTTTGTAATTGAAGCATTAGGTAAAATTATTATAGGAGTTCTCGCCGCCGTTCCACCAATCGTTACAGCAATTGCTGAAGGATTTGTAATGATTATGGGAGCAGTAACTCCTGAGAATGTAATGGGGTTATTGATGTTAGGACCGGCTCTACTATCTGCATCAGTTGGTATGATTGCATTTTCTGCCGCTATGGCCGTTGGTGGTATAATGTCATTCTTTGGTGGTGGTATAGTAGACCAAATAAGAGAATTATCTGAAATCGGACCGGGTGTAGAACAAGCAGGAGCAGGATTAGCGGCGGTAGCTGGAAATATAGCAATTATTTCAGGAGCTATGGGAGAGTTAGGTGGTTTAGTTACACCACTATACGCACTGGCAGGTGGATTGATGAGTATTTCAGGTGGATTGGCGGCCATGGCACTTACTGGATTATTAGCGATGCCGGTTATCGGTGGGTTAATAGCGTTGGCAGCTATTGCACCAGCGTTAGAAGGATTAGGAAGTTTCTTAGGTGGTGGAGATGATGATACAAGTAGTTCAGATGATGCACTAATAAATGAAATAAAAGGATTGAGAAGTGATATACAAGCTCAACCAATAATGTTAACAATAGATGGTAAAGCTGTACAAGCTATCAGTAGAGTACAGAATAGACAATCTAAAACTACAAGAGGATTTAGTTAATGGCACTTAAAGATATGAAATCGGATTTATCTAAGTATAGAATGCCAAAGAATACTCCTTTGGAATCTAAAGAAAGAAAAGATATAAATAAAAAGCAGAATTTAACACCATTAAGTTCTATGGTAGACTCTGCTCCTAAGATTCCACGTTCTCAAACTACTACTAATAAAGAAGGGGTAAATCCTCAAAAAGTAAATCAAACTGAAAAGTTTAAAGGTGAAACAACACCTCAACCTATGGATAACTCAGAAAAATTCAAAGGTGAAACAACTCCTAAACCAATGAGTTTAGAAGAAAGATATTTAGGACAAACTACACCAACTAAGATGGATAACTCTGAAAACTTTTTAGGTGAAACTACACCTACTGAAGTAAATCAAACAGAAAAGTTCAAAGGGGAAACAACTCCTACTGAAATGAACAACTCTGAAAACTTCTTAGGTGAAACCACACCAAAAGAAATGAATAACTCAGAGCAGTTCTTAGGTGAAACCACACCCAAACCAATGAGTTTGGAAGAAAGGTTCTTAGGTGAAACCAATCCTACTGAGATGAATAACTCAGAACAATTTTTAGGTGAGACAACACCAACAGAGATGAATAACTCAGAACAGTTCTTAGGTGAAACCACTCCTACCGAATCAGATAGAAGTTCTAAATTCTTAGGTGAAA